TTCCAGGGTACGGTATTCACCGGCGTGAACGTCACCGGGCCGAATGACATGACGGTCACGCCGATACCGGCCGCCACCGCAGAGGATACCTGGACGATCGATTCCGGCGCCTTTGTCGATGCCGTGACCGGCGGGTTCCTCGACGGCTACTTCATCATCAACCGAGTGCCGCGGCCTGATCTTCCGCAGGACCAGGATCCGGGCAGACAGTACAACATCTCCGGGCTGTATGACGGCACGTTCTGGGATGAACTCGATTTCGGCGTGAAAGAGGGCGGCCCGGATTACATCAACTCGATTCTCTGCGATCACGAGGAAATAGTCCTATTCGGGCGCGAAACCACTGAGGTCCATACCAATATCGGCATCACGCTCGACAGTGCCGGCGTGGCGTCGTTCCCGTTCCAGCGCGTTCCCGGCGCATTCATCAGAGACGGCTCGGTATCGGTCTTTGCGCCTTGCTCCGTAGGACCGTACATTTGCTGGCTCGGCGGCACGCCGAACGGCCAGACCGTCGCCTACCGCGCCTTGGCGTTCCAACCGGAACGCATCTCCACACATGCGCAGGAGGAGGCGTGGAACGGGCCGAACTTCAAAGTGAGCGATGCCGTTTCGTACTGCTATCTCGAGGGCGGCCACCTGTTCTGGGTGCTGAATTTCTGGCAGCAGCAGCAGACGTGGGTCTACGACATGACCGAGGGCGCGTGGCATGAGCGGGCCGGCTACAACCCGGTGATCACGCAGTGGATGGAAAAGGCGAGTTTCATCCGCTACCAGCCGTGGTTCCATGCGTTCATCCCCGAGTGGGGCCAGGGCGGCAAGCATATTGTGGGCGACCCGGCCACCGGCAAACTGTACGAGCAGAGCCTGAACTTCTACGACGACGACGGCGTGGTGATCCAGTATCTGCGCGCCTTCCCGCATCTGCTCAACGAGGACCGCTACCACTTCCACCATCGTTTCGAGGCTTATCTCGAGACGGGCACGGTGACCGGCGCCATTCCGGAAATGGTGATTGGCCTCGATTGGAGCAATGACCGCGGGCACACGTTCCTGGCCGTGCCGCAGTTCCAGGGCTCAGGCATCGCCGGCAATTACAGCAAGCGCCTGGTCTGGCGCCGCCTCGGCCGCTCACGCGATCGCGTGTACCGTCTCGGCATTCAGGGAAAGGGCAAGGTGGCTGTAACGGATGCGTTCCTGGAAGCCACGCCCGGATTTGCATAGATGGCGAATAGCCTGATCATCCCCCCATATCGCGCCGCACTGTTGACCAATGCCGATGGCTCGCCCGTCGTCCGCAATGGCGCGAACGGCGACGGTGACCCCATTGCGACGGAACGCCAGTGGTACATGTTCTGGCAGGAGATGGCGAAACAAGTCAATGACGGCTCGGGCCTGCTCGCCGGGCTTGCAGGCATCGTCGATTATGGCAGTCACGCCGAGCGGCCGGATCCGCAGTTCATTACGGATGGCGCCCTGTACGTCGAATGGGACCGCGGATCCGTCCTCTATCAGAACCAAGGCGGGATCTGGCAATATATTGCCGGCACGATGTACGGCACTCTGGCGCCGGATCAGCGGCCAACCGACCTCGGGCCGGCCGCCGATGTTGGTTTCCAGTTCAGGACCAGTACAGACCCGGCGCGGGCTTTCGCCTGGTCTGGGACCGCGTGGATCGAAACCACGCCGATCCGTTATGGCACGCACGCGGAACGCCTGGCGGCGACGATCGCGAACCTCGTCTCTGGAATGCTCTGGATGGAGACAGATCGCGGATCCGTCATTTATCAGAACCAGGGCGGAACGTGGCTGTTCCTCACCGGCACCATGTGGGGCACTCTGGTGCCCGATCAGCGGCCCACTGACCTCGGCGTACACGATGCCGGCTTCGATTTCCGGAGTACGGCGCCGCCGCCGCGGGAATTCATCTGGAACCAGACCGCATGGGTCGAGGTTACGAACATCAGCGGTGCGACGGGCCTGACACACGCCAACGTAGTTACGAAGGTTGGCGCGGCGGGTCAGATCGTGGAAGGCGGAATCACTGACGAGAGCGCCGCGAATAGCGACAATGTGCATGTCAACGCCGCGGGCGACGTGGGTATCGGGAATCCCGGCACGGCACCATTCCCAGGTGGCGGCTTCAAGCATTTGACGGTAGGCGCGATCGCCAGTGCGCTGCAACCGGCGATTAACCTGGCGACGAGTACGACTGGCGCTATAGGCCATACCATCAATTTCGCCAACTACGGGCTGGCGAGCAGTGACAAGCGCTTCGCCATGATTTTGTGTACGACGCCGGGCACTGCGCAAACTGGCGATTTCTCGGTCTATACCTGGAACGCCGGCGTCTTTGGGCAACGCTTGTTCATCAGCGCAGACGGCAAGGTGGGGATCGGTAACGGGAACCCCTTGTCGCGCCTTTCAGTCGTTGGTCTGCCAACTTCTGCGGCCGGCCTGGCCAGTGGTGACGTCTGGCGGGACGCAGCCGCCGGCAATGTCCTCAAAATCGTGCCGTGATCCATATCGAACGCTCCACAGACTATGCGCTGATCCGCGGAATCATGGCGCATCCGGGCGTCTACAGCCACCTGACCGATGACTACTCGCCGGCAATTGCGGACTTTGTGCCGCTTCAAAGCGACGGCCTCTGGTATCTCGTGGTTTGGGACGACGCCGAGCTGCTCGGACTCTGGATGCTCGTGCCGCAGAATGCGGTGTGCTGGGAGATTCACACCGTGCTGTTACCGAATGCGTGGGGCGACCGGGCGCACCGTGCCGCGCAAGCGGTCCTGGAATGGATCTGGACGAACACACCGTGCCGGCGGGTTGTGACCAACGTGCCGGCGGAAAACCGCCTCGCCTACCATTTCGCATTGTCCGCGGGCCTCGAGCAGTACGGCGTTAACGACAGGTCATTCCTGAAGCACGGGCGGTTGCAGGACCAGATTTGTCTCGGCATCAGCCGGCCGCAGCAGTTGCCGTTGTTTGAGGCCGCAGAAACATCGATTCCCGGCGATTCCAGCCTCGTGGCGCAATCGACGGGTCCGAAGGAGGGGTAAGTGCCAGCAATCGCGATTCCGGCCGCCATCAGCGCGGGCAGTTCGATCCTTGGGGGAGTCCTCGGGTCGCGCGCCAGCAAGAAGGCCGCGCAACTCCAGTCCGACCAGGCGAACCGCTCGGCCCAGGAACTCAAGGACGTACTGGCGGATTACAACCCGCGGATCGGCGCCGCGGCCGATACCGCGGCCGGCAACGTCAACACGGCAACCGCCGCCGGCCAGGCGGATATCCGCGACGCGGTGGGCGCCGGCCAGGGGCGCATCGATACGGCGACCGGGCAGGCGATCGGATATCTCCAGCCGTACATGGACGCCGGCGGCGAATCGCTCACCACGCTGCGCGGACTGATGGGGCCGGGCGGCGACCTGAACAAGCAGTTCACCGCAGCGGACATGCAGGCCTACGATCCGGGCTACTCCTTCCGGATGGAGCAAGCCGCCAAGGCGTTGCAGGGATCCGCGGCCGCGCGCGGTGGCGCACTGGGCGGCGGGGTGCTGCGATCGCTCACCGGGCTATCTCAGAATCTGGCCTCGAGCGAATTCGGCGCAGCCGAGGCGCGGTTCCGGGCGCAGCAGGGCGACCGGTTCAACCGGCTGAATACCCTGGTGAACCTCGGCGCGAATACTTCCGGCCAGGCCGGCGGTTACGCGATGACCGGGGCGAATGAGGCCGCCAACCTCGGGCTCACCGGCGCCACCTCAGCCGCGGACCTCGGATACCGCGGCGCGACGACCGCCGGCGGTTTCCAGACGGATGCGGCGGGCCGGATGGCGACGAACGCTTTGACTACCTACGGAAACATCGAAGACTTGCTGACCGGCGGCGCCGCGGCGCAGGCCGCAGGCAAGGTAGGGGCCGCGAATGCGTGGGGCACTGCGCTGGGTGGCGTGGCGAATACCGCGAATCAGGTGGGCAAGTATTACCAGGAAAAAGACCTGGACGAAGAGGCCCGCCAGAATGGCGGGTTCGCTCGCTGGATGCGTAATCCGGCAGTCTCCGGGGGCTATGGTAGCCAGGCACCGTATAGCGGGGGTAGCTACAACCCGTCCACCGGCGTTTACACCGTCCGTCGTTAAAAAGGACTCGCATGGCAATCAATCCTGAAATCAGCCTCGGCGTGCGGCCGCCGGTCATCCAGCCGCTACAACTCCAGAGTCCGCTCGAGCGGCAGGCCAAGATGCTGACGCTGCGCAACCTGATGCAGGATCAGCAGGCCGGGCAACTGAAGTTGCAGGAAGCGCAGCGGGGAATCGCAGACGAGCAGTCCCTCCGCGATTTGGTGACCAAGAACCCGAACGCCAGTTTAGCGGAAGTAATCGGCGCAGGCGGCACGGTGCGCGGCACGGCCTGGATCAAGGCGCAGCAGGAAGCCGAGAAGGCGCGCCTGGACCGCCAAACGCAAGCCAATGCGCTCAACGTCAGTAACGCCAAACGCCGCGCACAAATTGCGGCCGGCGTAACCGATATGGAAGGCGCAAAAAAAGCGGCATGGCAGGCCGCAAACGAAGGGGTATACGACATCGACCCGGCAAAGAACGCCCAGATGGCGCGGGACGTCCTCCAGCATCTGCAAGATAAAGGCTACATCCCTGAAGAGTGGACGCAGCACGCCCAGGAATCGCTGGACTATGCCGCGCGCCAGGAGTTGGCAGACAAGGCGGCGGAAGAGGCGCGCAAGAAGGCGAAAGCGCCTTTTGAACTCCGCACCGCGACGGCGCAGGCGCAGACCGCCGAGCAGACCGCGGCCGGCACGCAGCCGATCACACCGCAGCAGAAGGCGCAGGCCGAGGCGCAACTCTGGACGGATCCGGGTGGCCTGATTGCGATTATGAACGACCCGAACCGCAGCCCGGCCGACAAGGCGCGAGCCGCGGCGGGATATACGAAGCACGAGGAGTTGAAGCGGGCGGGGGCGACGACGAACAATGTCATCACGCCGAACCAGAACGTCCAGAACGAAGCAAAACTGCGCGACGACTATACCAAGGACACCAAGGAATACGTCACCATCCGCAACGCCTACAACAAGATCGTAGGCGCCGCGCAGAGCGCTTCCGCGGCCGGCGACATCGGCCTGGTGTACGGTTTCATGAAACTTCAGGATCCAGGCTCGACTGTCCGAGAGGGCGAGTTCGCGACGGCGCAGAATGCCGGCGGAATTCCTGAGCGAGTCCGCGCGATGTACAACAAAGCCGTCAATGGCGAGCGGCTCGATCCCAGCGTGCGATCGGACTTCGTCGCGCAGGCCGAGAAGATCCACTCGCAGACCTATGCCGATTACCTGAAGACGAAGGACATGTACACCGGCATCGCGCAGCGCGGCGGCATGGACCCGCGCAACGTGGTGATCGATTACAGCACGGCGAAGCCCGCGGGCGGCGCCGCCGCCGGTGCGTTCACTGTTACGGACCCTCGAGGCGTCGTTCACACATTCAAAACCAAACAAGAGGCCGATGACTTCAAACAAGACGCCGGGATTCATTAAATGGCATCGCCAACGATCGATTATGATGCGCTCGCCAAAAAGCACGGCGCAGTAAGTTCGACCCCTGCCGGGTCATCGCCGGTCGATTATGATGCGCTCGCCAAAAAGCACGGCGCGATTTCCTCAACCGCGGCGCCGTCCTTACTCCAGGACATCGGGACCAGTTTCCAGAATTTCGGGCGAGACGTTGGATCCGCCATCTATGGCGCATCGGCTACCGCAAACCGCATGACGGCAAACCTGGCGCAAGGCGCCGAGAACCTGCTCGAGAAATACGCCGGCCTTCCGCAAGGCACACCGTTGCGCGACCTCGGGCAGTGGGCACGTAACCAGCAGCAAGCGCAGCAGGCGGAAGCGCAGCGCCTCGCCGGCGGCCGCAATGATCTGGCAAGCCAGATCAACCGCGGCCTAACGCAAGGTGTCCTGGAATTGCCACAGTATGCAGTGGCCGCGCACGTTGCAGGGCCGGTGGCCGGCATGGCGGCGATCGGCGCGATCACCGAAGGCGATAAAGGCTGGCAGGCAGCACTCGAGGCGGCCGCCAGCGGCGCCGCGACCGGCGGGGCTCTTCACGTCATGGGACCGGCCTCGAGGGCGGTACGCCTCACCGGAGCCGCCGCAATGACCTATGCGCAGGCACGGCTGCAAGGCGCAAGCCATACCGATGCGCTGGCCCATGCGACCACGATGGGCCTTCTATCCGCGCAGAATCCCGGTGGGGTGACCGCTCGCGAGTTCGTTCCGGGCCTGGATACCGCAATCAAAGCCGGCAGCGCCGGCGGTAGGGCGGCCGCTCCGGACGTCGCCAAGGGCACGGGAAACGCACTGCTGGCTTACGGGCTATCGTATCTGCCGATCCCTGAAGGGATGAAGGCCGGCCTCGGTTTTACAACCGCGGCGCAGGGCGCCCGGCAGATCGGGCGCGGCGTCAGGAAAGGCTACCAAGCAGCGCGTGCCTCGATGGCCGAGACTGCGCCGGCAGAGGCCGCACCGGTCGGCGAACGGCCCGCGGCCGCTCCACCCGAACCGCAGCCACCCGGTGATAGCGGAATAACCCCAGACGACGTCCTGCTCCTGCGTTTCATCGGCGCGCAGGATCCGCTTAACGCGGATGCCGAGATGATCGGCATGGCCCGGCAACTGGGCGCCGAGAACCCTGAACTGCTGAACCGCTTGCGCAGCGGCGCGCCAGAGCCACCACCCGAGGCGCCGGTGACGCCCGAGGAAGCCGCGGCGCCGCCCGTTACGTCGTTGGGCACGCTCGAATACACGGCGCCGGCCGCGCCGATTCCTAATAAATTAGGAACGGCTCCCGCGGAAACCCCTCCGCCACCCCCTGCGGAGCCGCCAGTGGCCGCACCTACTCCAGCCGCCGGCAGACCGGCGGCCGCGGAGATCGCCGCGCAGCTCGAGGCCTCGACCAGGCCCGATCGCATGCTCGATTTCCTGCGGCGGATGGATCCGGAGATTACCGCGGACGCGCTCGATTCGATTGCGCCTCACGAGTGGGGCATGGTGGCCGAGGGCGCCGGCAGTCCCAGAGGGACCGCACCAACCGCCGAGGATATCGCCACGATCCGCGAAAACCTCGGCGGCATCAAGGCGCAGGAACCCGCGGCCGCGGCCGCCGAATTCGCGACGAAGCGCACCGCGCGCACGTCGCGCCGGAAGGCTGCGGTGCCGCCCGTGGCGGAACCGGACCTCGAGGGCCAGCTCGCCGAGTCCCTGGCCGCGGTGGAGCAGGGCCAGCGTCCGGTGGCGCAGATCGCGGAGGAAGGGCCGGCGAAGCCTACCGCATCGGAAGGGCGGGTCGAAACGATCGCGCAGCATCTCGCCGGCATCCATGATTTCAACCTCGATTACCTGAACGACATTGCCGAGGATCCCGAAGCGCTCGGAGTCCTCGATACGTTAGGCCGGCAGTTGAAGGTCCGCGGGCCGCAATCGATGACCGAGGTTCAGCAGATCGTCGACCGGGTGCGCCAGTTGCGCGAGAGCGAGGGACCGGCCGCGCCGGCCGCGGGCGAACCGCCGCCAACCGCGCCGCCGTCGCCGGCACGGGCCTTCGTCGATCGCCTGGCGGAAAAGGTCGCGCAATTCACCGCGGACGAGGAAGGCGCAGCGCCCAGCCGCCGCGGCACACCCATGTCCCTGGCGGAACTGATGGGCCGCGGCGAAAAAGTACTGGGTGGCGAAGAGGCGCCGCGCACGTTGAAACTCAAGGCAACGGGCGCCGGCGGATCGCTCATGACCAGCGACCTCGGGCATGCACTCGAGAAGTCGATGGATAGCCGGTATCGGCTCGACCAGGACACCAGTCCCGCACGGCGCAGAGCCCGTGCGCTCGAGTCCATGACGGAAGACCTCCGCTATGCGCTGGCAGAGGATGACAACGGCCGCGGATGGTACACCGATGACGTCGCTGAAATGGAGCGGATGCTCACCGAGGCGCGGCCCGAGTTCAAGAACCCGCACACTATGGGCCTGTTCAAGTACCTGCTCGGCATCACGAGTAACGGCGTCGACCCGGAACTGAACTTCGATGCGGCGCTGCGCGGTTGGGATCTCTATAAGAGGGACGGCAGATTCTCAGCCTACGATAAGGACCGGCCGTCGGAATACGGCAACCCGGAGGGAACCGGTCTGACCTTCCGCGCCAACAGTTACCGCGGCGCGATGCGGCGGCTTTCAGCCCTGGTGGCAGATAAGGGCGAAGCGGGCGCCGTCGAATGGCTGCGTACCAAGCACCCGGTGTCCGAGCTTCACGAGTACTACCCTGACGTGCCGGTTGGTAGCAATGAGCCGCGCTACGGTTCCTACATCTTCGGCGAGAAGGTGGGCTCCTTCGGCTCCAATCTCAACGGCATCCATACGGAACTGACTGCGGATAAGTGGTGGAGCCGCACCTGGAACCGGTGGATGGGCACCATGATGGACACCGACCAAAACGGCAACATAAAGCTCGATAAGAAAACAGGCAAGCCTCTTCTGCAAGATGACCCGCGGAATGAAACTGAGCGCAATCTGATGCGCGAAACCGCGGCGAAAGTCGCGGGAGTTCTAGGACTCGAGGTAGACGAGTTACAGGCAGTGCTCTGGTACACTGAGCAGAAGCTGTACCGTAAATACGGTATCGCCGCCCAGAGTGCCTCTTATGCAGACGCCGCAAAAAAACGACTCGGAAAAGTTCAGCGCGCAGAAGATGGAGTCGATCGTGGCTCGCCTGAAGCGCGAGGGCCGGATGCCAACTCCGGAAAAACTGGACGCGGCCCTGAAACAGTTCCGCAAAGAGTATCGGGACGAAGTTCGCCAGGCCCGCGCAAAGAAGTAAGCCGCCGCAGTAAAACCCTCAAAGAACTGATGCAGCCCGAATAGCGGCCGCACTTCCTTCTCCGACCATTCCAGCAGGGCGCCCACGCCGGGCGCCCTGTTTTTTTGCGTCTGCGCATGCGATTTTATAGCGCCATGTATAGAAATGCGGTATAATCATCTTAGTGCCAACAATCGCGATCATCGGACCTTACCGCTTCTCGTTCTTCAGCGGCGACAGACACGAGCGCCCACACGTGCATGTCTGGCGGGAGCGGGCGGAAGCGAAGTTCTGGCTCAATCCGGTAAGCCAGGCGTACAACAAGAATTTCAGCACTCGTGAGTTGCGGCGGATCGAAAACATCGTGATCGAAAATCACAAGAAATGGATGGAACTCTGGAATGGCTACTTTGGACGATGAAAAAGTGCGGGGTGTCTCTCTCTCCTTCGCGCACAATGAACTTACCTGTAAGCTCGCCGATGGACGCACCATTACCGTTCCGCTCTCCTGGTATCCGCGCCTTTTGAACGCTACCGAAGCCGAGCGGAACGATTTCCAATGGCTCGGCAACGGTTACGGAATCCATTGGCCACAAGTTGATGAAGATCTGACCATCGCCGGCTTCCTTCGCGGCGACATGGCCCCGGGCGGCAAGCGCATCCGCAGAAAGCGAGCGGCTTGAAATGACTAAATCCCTGATCTCGCGCGCCATGCGCGAACTTGCGAAGCGCCGCTGGGCGAAGCCAGGCGCTACCAACCCCGGCCGGCCGCGATCGCTCGATCGCTGCCGGTGCGGCAAGTACACCCGGCACACCGCGGAACTCCGCAAACACTCCTGCCCGTGAACCCGGAACAGCGGTTCTTGAAAGACCTCGCGGATTGGTTACTCGCGACGAATGACCCCCGCTTGTCGTTTTCCGGCCCGAAGCCGATGATCCGCTACGTGACGCTCGCGGCCGCGGACTATTGCGAGCACATGGCGCGCATCGTAGATGCCGGCGGTGAAGCGGCCGAGTGGCGCAAGTGGTTACACCTGAAGCCTCCCCCCAGGCTCACCCGGTGAGCCACCCCGCGTGGTAGCCGCTCAGTTGCGATCAGATCAGATCAGTTAGCCTTTCTGATCTTGCCGGTGAGCCACCCCGCGTGGTAGCGCGGCGAGAACTCACGCAAAAACTCACGTGAGTCACTACGTGAGTTGGGGCCCGGCGTGGTAGCGGGCGGGCCGCCGGGTTGACACTGCGCACGCCTGTATTTACCATTACTCCAGCCATCGTTCCCGCCTCAATACCCGCCAGAAGGCCTTTCAACCGGATCTCGGGTGCGCTAACGTAGTAGCCGCTGAGTTGAACATTACAACGGAGATCCGAGCCTATGCGCTGCAAAAACATTGGGGAAAATGGGCAGTTTTCAGAGCCAGTTGAACACAATCCTTATAATGTTCAACTGGGCGATAAACGGAAGAGCCCTCCTAAGTACTTGATGGAGCACGAGATACAAGCCGTCCTTGAGGCCACAAAAGCCAGTGTCCGCGACCACGCCATCTTCCGGCTCGCCTACCATCACGGCCTGCGCGCTTCCGAGATCGGGCTGATTCAGATGCGCGACTACCGGCCGAGCCAGCGCAAGGACTACGACCGCCTGGTGATCGAGCGTCTGAAGGGGAGCTTCGGCGGCGACACGCTGCTGGTCGAAGCCGCGGCCGAGGCGATCCGCGCCTGGGTGAAGAAGCGCGGCGTGGCGCCAGGCCCGATGTTTCTATCCCGCAATCACGGCCGCATCGGGCGCACCATGCTGCACTACCTGACCAAGCGATACTGCAAGCTCGCCGGCATTCCCGAAGAGAAGGCGCACTTTCACGCGCTCAAGCACACATGCGGCACGATCATGCTATCGGTGCTGAAGGAGAGCATAGTTGACGTGCAGCATCACCTCGGCCACGCCGACATTCGCAGCACGATGGTTTACGCGAAACTCACCGAGGCCGCGAACGAAGACCGCGCGCATCGTCTCAAAAAATGGAAATAGACAAACACAACCTGTTTGTCTGAATATGTCGACAATCCGGACATCGCGGACATTCCGCAAATTGTGCGCTTCGCGCACCTCAAATGCGACAGATGCGACGGAAAACCGGCCATAAAAACCACTGTTTTTCGCCTAAGGGCAATGCCTACTGTGGGTTAGATCGATTTTGATTGCAAAACGTTGTTGTTGATGTTTGCGGATCTGCTTTCCTTGGGCGCCTAAGCAGGACAAATCCGCATTAATCCGCAATCATCTTACCCGGCCGCCTTCGCGTCTTCCTCGCGCTTCACCGCGACCAGACGGGCGCGGGCGGCTTCCAGCCGCTCCACGAGGTTGATGCTGCCGGTGTGTTCCTGGACGACGTGTTCACGGTAGAGCTTCGGCCGGAAGCGCTTCGCGAGCGTCACGCCGAGTTGGTTGTCGTATTCGATCTCATAGACCAGGTGACCGTTGCGCGTCTTCATCGGCTTGCCGCGCCAGTGGAGCTGCCGTTTGACGCCGTTGATCGCGCGATCGATCAGCACGTCCTCGAGCTCCTGCCCGACCCGGTCCTGTAGCGCCTCGAATCTCTTGCGGTATTCGGGATCCGTCTCCAGGCGCCGGTAGTGCATGCTCTTGTCGATCCCGGCCGCCTTGGCCGCGGCCGTCACACTGCCGGTGCCGGCGTAGGCTTCCAGGAAGACGGCCACGCGCGACGGCGTTGTTTTCTTCGCGGGCATATGGCCGATTCTACTGTAGTTTCCGGGCGCCGGCCCAGCGGCTGGGCACGTCCCACTTAGTCTGCTTACAGTTTGGGCAGGCCTTGGGCCGGTCTGGTGTCCGCTTCATCCACTCATGCCCGCAGCGTAGGCATTTCACCGTTGCGTCTTTTTTCCTAGTAGTCATCATCCTCATCATACTCTAAAACTTTTCTGAACATTTCTCTTGCATTCATCCTCCTCATCATCATATACTTTTAATAGAGCCGAGGGGCTTTAAACCGAGAGAGAAAAACATGGAACTCATCGACTACATTGACTACGACGAAGGGCGCGACTTTCCGCCCGCAATGACCGAGGCGCACGAGTGCGAGGGTTGCGGCGAGGAGGCCGCGTCTCTCACATTCCAGCCTGACTGGGACATCTTCGCGTGCCCGGCTTGCATCGCGAACTGCGAAGCGCAGTTGCTCGAGGAAGAGTGGCTGCGGGAATGCTCCTGCCGTCGCATCGACGTCGACGAATACGACAACCGCGGTTGCTGCGTCCACGATCGGAGGGCCGCATAATGGCACGCCGCAACGGCATTCCCGCGGGCGCCTTCATGGCGTCCTTTTCTTCTCCCGGCCGTTTGCCGCATGATCCATGCGGCATGTGCGGTGAGCCGCACGAGGATCACCGCGCAGCCTCTGGCAACTCCGCGGCATTCTGCACGGCGCCACTCAGCAGGCCCGGCGACACCTTCGTCGCCAGCCCTGCGTGGCACGTCGTGGTCGATCGCTGGAACGGGCACAAATTCATCGAAGTTCAACTCACCTGGAATGGTTCCGAATACGTGGAGGTTCTCTAATGTCCGACGTCATTAAATTCGATTTCAATGTCCCGGTGGAGTGCGCGCTGCGCTTCACCGAACCGCGGGTCTTCCCGAGCCAGTTTGAGAACGGCGACGACCGCCACATGTTCAGCACCACAGACGGCCGCGTGATGTACGTCACGCCGCTGACCTCGGCGCGGATCAACGCGCTGCACCTCGAGAAGGGCGAGTGCTTCTGGATCTGCAAGCGCAAGAACGGGCGCCTGACGGAGTTTGCCGTCTCCCGCGAACGCATGTCCGCGGCGCCGTCGCAGCTCGCAGCGCCGCGGCCGCCGGCGACGTTCAAGAGCAAATTGCCCGAGCAGTTGTATTACTCGCCGGAAGCGGCCAACGAGCCCGCGCCCACGCCCACGCTCGAGGAGCAACTCCGCGCCTCGATCGACATGGTGCAGCGCCGGAAGGCGCAGACCGTTGGCGAACATGGCGACGGCACGCTTGCGATCATGGCGCCGCCGGAAAGTGTCCGAAAAGCGGACAGTTTCCGGAAAGTGTCCGCTAATCTGCCGGAAAGTGTCCGGAAAGTGTCCGCTAATCTGCCGGAAAGTGTCCGCTTTTCCGGACAGTCCCCGGAAAGTGTCCGCATCGCGCCGGCGGTCGCGGAGTTCTCTTCGCGGCTGATCATGGAGACGACGGCACTGGTCGACGTTTACGCCGCGGTCCTGAAGACAGCGAGCGAACGTCATGGACACGCAGTAAAAGCCGATGACGTTCGCTCCTTCGTTGTTACAGCGTATATCAACG